CTTAAACCCTAAAGGCGGTAACGCTTCATATCCTACCAGTGTCGGTGGTAAGTACCTAGGTACACTAGATCAGGGTGAGAACATACCAACACTGCTTGACCTTAATCCAGAGAGGCTTGGTAAGGCATTAAACAAGGATGGTACGTTTTCATCAGGCCCAGCTACAGGCCCAGACTACTTAGCAGACAAAACAGGGCAGACTTACTCAGCTATTCTTAACCCATACGGTGGCATCATAGACGAGAAGCTATTACGCGACCTGTCAGATCAGGGCTTTAAGATTGATGCTAACGGCTATGTAACTGCAGCAGCCGCAGCAGGCGGTTTATTAGCTATGACTGCTAGTGATGATAGTGAGGCTGGTGTAGTAGGTGTTGTTAAGCGTCTAATTGAGGCAGGTTACCCAGAGTCTACAGCGATGAAGATTGCTACTGGTGAGCTACCTATGGACTACGCTAGTCGTATGGCTAGGGCTAAAGAGCAGGGATTCACAGAAGAGGCTTACCACGCTGGTAGATATGGCGGCAGGGGTGATGCTCTATCATCGCAAGGAATTCTAAAAATAGACCCTAGGAGTAAGGCAGGTATGTTCCTAGCTGGCGAACCAGAAGTCTCTGCTAGTTATACTGGCAGGATGCAGGATGATGCCGTAACCTACCCTATGTTGGTTAATACTAGAGGTATGGAGAAGGTTGATGCTGAGGGTGAGCATTGGAATAATATATTTGACCCTAAAGTAATTGACCCTGAAGGTAAGCAGGTCATGGAAGTTCTTGATAGTATCGATGGTGAGTATAACCAAGGTATACACAAGGACGACTACACCACTACAAATGCCCTAGCTGTTGGCGCTAAAGAAAGGATGGCTACAGGCACTGTTATAGATAATGTTATAGATGTTGGCCCTAATCAGCGAATGTTTAATAAAGTTATAAAGAGTAATAACCCGCATGAATACCCACATGAATGGATACAGGACTACGAGCGTAGAGGCGGTAGGGTAATAGCTTTGCAGGATGGTACTCAAGCTAGGGCTAAATTAGGCGCAGCCTTTGATCCAGATCAGATTAACTCAACCAATATACTCGCATCTAATCCAGCAGCTACACTAGGCGCTTTACTATTTGGCGGCGGCATAGGTCAGGAGGCTCAGGGTTTAGCTGCTCACGCTCAGGGTAATACTGACGCTTACCTAACGGCAGAAGAGAAAGCATACCGAGATGGCAGGAAGGAGTTTGATAACTTCTTTGCCGATGATATAGGCTATGATCGTGCTGATTTGCTACCATTTAGGGTTAATGAAGAAACAGGCGAGACTGAGTTTGCAACACCTGAGATGATTAAGGGCTTACTCAGCGCGTTCTATGATTATGGTCAGCTACCTAAGTCTGGTATATTGAATCCACAATCACTAGAAGAGATGATATAATGCTGGAAACTATAGGTACATAAATGGCAATTTCAACATACGCAGAGCTACAGGCTTCAATCGCTAACTTCTTAAACCGCGATGACCTGACAGCTACTATTCCAGACTTCATTGCCTTGGCAGAGTCTTCTATCAGTAACGAGGTACGCCACTGGCGTATGGAGACACGCTCTGAAACAACGGTGGATAGCCAGTTTACTGGGATACCTAGCGATTGGTTGGCTACTATTAGGTTTCATTTGGAAACAGATGGTACGACTGACCTACGATATCTATCACGCGCTGAAATACAGGCAATGAGAGCTAATCGGGATGACTCTACGGGTATCCCAAAGTTCTATGGACATAGCGCAGGCCAGTTTGAAGTCATGCCTACCCCAGATAGTGCGTATAGCTCAGTGTTGAACTACTACGCTAAGGTTCCTACGCTAACGGATAGTGCCACGACTAACTGGTTGCTAACACATTACCCAGACGTTTACCTATACGGTGCTTTACTACACTCAGCACCTTACTTAAAAGAAGACCAACGCGCCCAAACATGGGCTGCTTTGTACACATCGGCTGTAGAGCGAGTTAATGACGCAAGCAGTAAATCAACAGCGTCAGGCTCTGGTCTACGCTTAAACATTAGGGCTTATTAACATGGCATTTACTACATTCCTACAAAATGAACTACTAGACCATGCGTTTCGTAATGCGGCTTATACAGCGCCTGCGACTGTCTATGTCGGTCTTTACACTTCAGCTACTGGCGTTGGTGGTACAGGCACAGAAGTCTCAGGCGGCTCATATGCCCGTCAATCAATGGCTTTTGATGCTTCAGCCTCTGGCACTATGGATAATACCTCTGCTGTAGAGTTTCCAACGGCTTCAGCTAGCTGGGGTACGATTACCCATACGGCTGTATTGGATGCTTCTTCAGGCGGCAATATGCTTGCACAGACTGCTCTAACGGCTAGTAAGGCGATTGCTAGTGGTGACGTATTCCGATTCCAAGCTGGTGAATTCGACATAACCCTAGCTTAATAATGAACGGTTATGGTGCAGCTAATTTTGGCGTTAACATCTATGGGCAAGCTGCCTATGTAGACGCTATTGCTGCTGTATCTGCTGTATCTGCTTTATCGGCTAGCGGTCAGAGAATACACAAGAGTGAGGCTGTTATTGCAGCTTCATCTACGGTTACGGCATCAGGCCAGATAATCTACCTAGCGTCTGCTAACCTAACGGCTGCTTCTACGGTTACGGCTACTGGTCAGATGTTAGCTAATGCCATTGCGGTAGTCACTGCGGCAAGTACGGCTGTAGCGGCTGGTACGATAGTATTACAGGCTAACGCTGCCATTAGTGCGGTATCTACGGTTAATGCCGTTGGTGCGATGGTTCTATCAGGCAGTGCTAGTATTGACACCACATCTAGTGTCACGGCTAACGGTACAGTTAAATTAGCTACCTCAGCAGTTATTAACGCTGCATCTAGCATGACAGCCACAGGACGGCATAAATACGAGCCTATACCAGCAGACTCTGCTGTATGGGACGACTTGCCACTTGATAGCGCAGTATGGGTAGCGAGTGCTGTAGACTCAGCAACTTATACAGGCTTGGCTGTAGATTCGGCTGTCTGGAATGCGTTACCTAGTGATAGCGCGACTTGGACGAATTTATAGTATAATGCAAACAGATTAACGAATAGGATAGAGCAATGGCAGACACAACTACAACTAACTATGGTTTAACTAAACCAGAAGTAGGCGCCTCAGAAGACACATGGGGAACAAAAGTCAATACAGACATGGACTTAGTAGACGCGCAGATGAAGGTTAACGCTAACACTGCTGCCGCTGCCTTGCCTAAAGCTGGTGGAGCCATGACAGGCGCTATCACCACTAACTCTACATTCGATGGTCGAGATGTTGCCGCAGATGGTGTCTTGGCTACTAATGCCATGCCCAAGGGCGGTGGTGCTTTTAGTGGTGCAGTTACAACTAACTCTACCTTTGATGGTCGTGACGTAGCCGCTGATGGTGTTACAGCAGATGCTGCACTCCCTAAAGCTGGCGGCACTATGACAGGCGAGCTAGTAGCTTCTGGTGGAGTAGCACTAGGTGACGGCATTGAATTGACCCTTGGTGATAGTGACGAGTTTAAGATAAAGCATCATGCAAGTGGGTATACACATCTACAAAATACAGTAGGTACTCTTTATGTAGATAGTGACAGTGTTACCTTCCGTGATGATGATGGTTCTCCGAGTAACATGGTTATTTCACAGACAGGCGTAGACGTAACTGGCACTGTAACTGCTGATGGTTTAACTACGTCTGGTGACTTAGTAGTCAACACTACAGGCAACACTCCCGTTGTTTGGGCGAACACCACAGGTTCTGGTAAGTTATCTTCATGGAATAAGGGTGGAGCAGAGAAGGCATTTATAACCAATAACGGCGGCGCTTCATTTGGGTCTAACGTAGACGTAACTGGCACTGTAACGGCTGATGGCTACGCAAGTGACACATCAGGTACATCAAACTTTGTAGCAGGTGTTAACGCAGGTAACTCTATTGTATCTGGTGGTAACTATAACACTGTAGTTGGCGACTATGCTGGTGCTGCTATTACTACGGGTGATGGAAACACAGCTTTTGGTTATGGTGCTTCATACGCTACCACCACAGGTTC